GGGTGAGTAGGTTGTTTACCGGTTTATATAACTCTAAAACCTATGAATGGTCCATATCGGCTAATGAAGTTAATAGGGGATATGGTAATTTACTAACACCTCATACAGATGACCCTGTAGAGATGAAGTCTAGAGGTTGGGAACCACCTATTTTAAGATGTTTATTGTACATAGCTGACGAAAATATGAGTTACTCTCATTATGGAACTAAGATATACGCCGATTCTAATAGAAGTTCTTATGTAAAAGAAGTAGAATTCTTATCTTCTAGGTTGATAATGTTTGAATGTAGTGATAAATCATGGCATGGAACAGATTTTATTAAAGGATTACCAAGTAGAAGGTTCTTTATTAACGGATTATATAAATATATCGTTGATTTTCCTGGTAAACCACGAAAAATTTAACAAAATACTTGCCGGAATAGTTGGAGTTACGAAGAATTATGCCTATATTAAGGTATAATAATTAATTAAAATAAAGGTTATGTCAAATTCACCATTAGTTACTCCCGTAGCGGAAATCAAACAAAAACTTCAAACTCTTTTAGAAGCCGGTCACGTCGACGAATATTTCGTTGAAGATATTTGGTCTCTATTACATCCTCAACCTCCGGTAGATACTACTATCGCCGGGGTAGATTTTAGTACTTCGTTAAATATCTTAGAATCCCTATAAAATACCTTAGGGAAAAGTTGGAGTTACGAAGAAAAGTTCATATATTTAAGTATAATATTAAAATAAAGGTTATGATAAATTTAAATTCAAGTTCGATAAAAGGAATCAAGAATTCCGAAATAGCAAAAAATGAAAATAATGACTGTTTTGTTAGAGCATTAGCTGCTGCAACAGATATGGATTATGATACTACTCATCAAGAGGTTAAAGAACAATTTGGTAGAGTAAATAAGAAAGGTACTCAAAATCATATGATCATCGGTCAAATGATGAATGCTGAGGAGAATGGTTTAATGATAGGAGATAAAAGGTTTAGCGTTAAAGTGTTAGGTAAAGCCAGAACACATAACACATATAAGTTATATGGAGATCTTATTAAGAGAAAAAAGACGGTTAAGTCTTTTATTAAAGATAATCCTAAAGGTTCATTTGTTGTTACTGTTAGTAAGCATGCTTTAGCTATAGTAGATGGAAAGCTTATAGATAACAAAGGTGAAGAGTTTAGACCTACTAGAAAGGTAGATGGAGCTTATAAGATTAATAAGCCTGTAAGTAAGAATGTTCAATTAAATCTATTTCAATAATGGATGGGTATTCAAAGTCTTCTGATATAACTCAGACTAGAGCTATGCTCTTAGAGAGACTCAGCGTTAAATATCCATATAGTGTAACTGACTCAGTACAATACACTACCTTCTTTAGAACTGACATAGAAGGCATAGAAGTAAATATACAAATAGATCTATATGGAACGGTAGGTGTAGTACAAGCCGGGTATTATGATGAGACAACCGATAGGGTGGTAAAAGATATACAAAGTGAGGTAGATGATATATACTTAAATTATGTTTAAAAAGAAAATTTCGTGGGGACTTGCGCTTTTTGCGGCGGCGAGCCTCCTCTCTTGTACTAAAGACGCTCTCCCTACACCCGCCTGTCTAACCGGTGATTGTGATGCTAGGATGATATTTCCTGCTGATAAGGATGCTAATGGTTATTATCATGTTAAGCTTGATTGGTCGAGAGAGTACCTTCCTTACTTCATAATAGATGTTGAGGCTTCTACTATTTCTCCGGAATATAGGTATAACGGCATATCATTCGTACAAGCTAACTTTCATAGTGATACTTCTTGGGTGATAGGAGATACCTTAGTAATGCAGATTCCTCTATTTAAACCTTTTACAGGTAATTGGACTCAAACAGGTAACCTTATACCATCTTCAATTGTAGACCTTCCTCTAACTCAGTTTGCAGGTATAGAAGTAAATGTAGTTCAATCAGCTACCATACAGTTTAGTGAAGATAATGGTGTGCTTAAAAGTAGACGAGTTGTTGGACCATTTATTCCTACTATGATAGGTGATACAGTAACAATTGCAATGAAGGTAAAATGGGATGCAATGTATGAGAAAATACAAAAAGACAACTTTGTTGAAAAATTTATCGTTGAATAGTTGATTCTTCGAATTATTATTATTATCTTAAAGATATAATTAATAGAATATATAAGATATATAATATAATTAAATAAATAATATATAAGTATATAAATATATATAATAATTAATAAATAAAATATAATATGTCATTGACAAAAGAAAGAATCCAAGAGAACTATGAAAAACACCTTAAGATAGTTAAAAACTATATAGGTGATAGACAAGATAAAGTTCTCTCTATGATAGATGCTTGGCAGGAAGAGTATGCTATTGCTCCTGCTAGTAGTAAGACTTGGTACCATAGTGCATTTCCCGGTGGATATGTAGACCATGTCAATAGAGTTGTGGAGTATGCAGTGAAGCAGATGAGGTTATATAAAGAGATGGGTGGAGAGATAGATTTCACCGAAGAAGAACTTGTTTTTGCTGCATTATTCCATGATTTAGGTAAGATGGGTGATGGTGATAAGTTAAATTACCTACCTCAGACCGATAAATGGCGTCAAGATAAGTTAGCAGAGATGTATACTAACAATCCAGAGTTAGACTTTATGTTAATTCCAGATAGATCATTGTTCATACTACAGAAGAATGGTATACAGGTTAGTAAAAATGAATTTCTTGCTATCAGATTACATGATGGTGTGTTTGATGAAGCAAATAAAGCATATTTCTTCAGTTATAACCCAGCTTCAAGGATGAAAACCAACATAGTTAACATTCTACACTCAGCAGACTTTTTAGCTTCCAAGGTAGAGTACGATATGCATGTAGGTTTACAAGGATACAAGCAAGGTGGTGTAAAAAAGACACAAAGTTCAACAGGCAAACGTGTTAATGCATCAGAAGGATTGAAAAACACACTTAAAAACCTATAATGGAATTTAATCCTACAACTTTTTACATAATTTTAGGAGTATTAGTAGGTACCCTAATTATTTTTATTTATATTTTAAGAAACCTACTAGTGAAGGTAGAAAAGTATGAAGATTCAGTTGATTTGTTACAAAATACAATCACAGCAATACAAAGTACAATAGAAGATTCACAAAAGCACCTTAATGAACTTGACAAACGTGGGGTTTTTCAGTCAGATGACGAGGTCGGTTATTTTTTTGAACAATTAAAAGAAGTTCAAAGTGAACTAGATCGATTTACAAATGCCCAGAAAGAAAAGCAAAGCTAATTACTTTACAAAAGAGACAGAAGAATATATAGTTAAGTACAACACATCTACAGATGATGAATACAGATCTAAAATATTCACAGACCACATATACATACCTTTTTACAAACTAGCAGAGAATATTATACATACTTTTAAGTTCTACTACACAGATGTAGATAAAATAGAGGATTTAAAACATGAATTAGTCTCAATACTACTAGAACAAAAGATTATGAAGTTTGACCCAACTAATGGTGCAAAAGCATACTCTTATTTTGGTACGATAGTTAAGAGATGGTTAATCAACTACAACAATAAGAATTATAAGAGGTTAAAACAGATAGGTTCATTTTCAGAAATGGAAGAATCCTATGATGCTAAACTTGCTAACAAGATTCAAGAGAATCACGGTGTTACTTTAGGTACCTTCATAGATCGATGGGTAGAAAGTACATACGAAACATTGAATGAAACATTTGTAAAGGAAGGAGATAGAAAAATAGCTGATGCTGTACTTACTATCTTTAAAACTAGAAATGATTTAGATATATTCAAAAAGAAAGCTCTCTACATCTACATAAGAGAGATGACAGATTGTGAAACTCCAGCTTTAACTAAGGTAATTAATACCCTAAAAGATGACTTCAAAGGAAAGTACCTTAAACTATACGAACGAGGATTAATCGTCAATAAAATACTTTAATCTATTTATAAGTAAACGATTTATGAGTTTAGATAAAGAAATATTTGACGGAAAATCTCTATCTGACCTCTTTTCTGAGATCCATAGCAATTCATCTACAACAAGAGCACAGGTAAAAGCTCTAATAGGTGAACTAAAACCTCTTATTGAGAATATAGGAGATGCTACTTTAATTGTACCTATGATTAAAGAGTATATGGAAATAGGAGTAAAGAATGATGAACAACTTATCAAACTAGCAACTATAGTTCAAAGAATAGAGTCAGCTAACGCTAAAGGTGAAGGTGGAGACATGTTTGATTTTTCAGAACTCCAGGATTTGCTTGAAGAGTCTGAAGATACCAAAGAAGAAGTTGAAGACGTAGAGAAGAAAGCAACCGAGGAAGATGATTAATTTCGGAGGAGGTATATTAGCTAAAGCAATTAGTGCAGCTAGAGGTACAGGGTCACCACCTACATTTAAGTTTGGAAGAGTGGTTGATGTTGTATTGGACGAATCTAGTGCGTTTTGGGATGAGTTTGGTAGATCACAAGCTATCAACGGTATTAAGTATAGACCATTAGATCAAGCATATTTAGAAGATGAAGATGCTGTTCTACCTTTCGCATACTGTGCCAACCCTCAACATATAAACATACCTCTAAAGAACGAAATTGTAATAATAGTTAGTCTACCATCAGAAAATAGAGCAGCTAATTCTTTACAAACAAAACACTACTGGTTATCAGTTGTTAATATTTGGAACCACCCTCATCATAATGCTTACCCAGATACTTTACAAAGCGGTACAGGTAAAGCAGACCTTGGAGAAGATTTTAACGAAGTAGATACTGTCGCTCCCTTACAGATTTTTCCTGGTGATACTCTTATATCCGGTAGACATGGAAACACTCTAAGATTAGGTGGCACTAAGCATCAATACAATACACTAACAGACGACAGCAATAACGGTAAACCTTTTACTATAATTAAAAATGGTATGAAGGAACCTGATGATGGTACAGCTTTATCGACTGAAGATATAAATGAAGATGGTTCATCCATTTACATGGTATCTGATCATACAGTACCATTAGAAGAAGCTAATGTAAAAGCTGAAGCATGGTTAGATCCAGCTGATGTAGCAGGTACATATAAAGGTGACCAGGTACTTATTAATGGAGGTAGGTTATTTTTTAATGCTAAAGAAGAAGGAGCATTTATTGCAGCAAAAGAATACATAGGGTTAGCTTCTAAAGGCATACATATAGATGGAGAAGATATGGTATCGTTAGATGCCAAAAAAATATATTTAGGTTCAACTGCACTTAAGAAAGAAGACGAACCATTACTACTAGGTCAAACAACTCAAGATTGGTTAACCACTTTAGTAGATAATTTAGATACACTATTGCAGACACTATCTAAACCAGGTCCACCACCGGTGTATGTTGCAAAAGCAGTTGCTACATCAACAGCACTATTAGGAGGTATCAAGCAGTTAAAATCACAGATTAAGTTACTATCATCTAAAAAAGTATATACTGAGTAATGGCATACGTAAATATAAAAGAAAGTAACATAGTCAATGCTGTAGCCAAACAGGTAGGTGCAGTACAGGATATAGCTACACAGAAAGTCTATGAGTTAGTAAATGACTCTATACAAAAAGTGAGAAGAGAAGCTTGCCCTGTT